GTTCTGGATTGATGGATCATAATAGAAATATGGTCCTATCTTTCCTACACAAAGCAATTAAATCCGTAAATCAACTCAGAATGATTGAGGATTCGCTCGTAATTTATAGACTTTCTAGAGCACCCGAACGTAGAATTTTCTATATTGATGTTGGTAACTTACCAAAAATGAAAGCGGAACAATACCTCAGAGAGGTTATGAACCGTTATCGTAATAAACTAGTTTATGATTCTGCGACTGGTGAAGTTCGTGATGATCGCAAGCATATGTCTATGCTGGAGGACTTCTGGTTGCCACGTAGAGAAGGTGGTCGTGGTACTGAAATTACTACGCTGCCTGGAGGACAGAACCTTGGAGAACTAGAAGACGTAAAGTATTTCCAGAAGAAACTTTACAAATCTCTGAATATTCCTCTCTCAAGATTAGAACAGGAATCATCTTTCACTATCGGAAGATCAAATGAAATTACACGCGACGAACTTAAGTTTGCTAAATTTGTTGGTCGTCTTCGTAAAAAGTTCTCTGAATTGTTCCATGATCTATTGAAAACTCAATTAGTTCTCAAAGGAATTATGACTTTAGATGACTGGGATGATCTAAAAGAAAATATTCAATATGATTACATTTTTGATAATCACTTTACAGAATTAAAAGATAATGAATTACTTACAGAAAGATTAAATTCTGTGGGCTTGATGGAACCATATATAGGTAAGTATTTCTCAGTTGAGTATATACGAAAACAAGTTCTTCACTTTACAGATGAAGAAATTGAAGAAATGGATCTACAGATTGAGAATGAGCAAAAACTCGGAATCATTCAAGATCCAATGGCGATGATGGATCAACCTGGTGCGGAAGGTGGTGCTCCACCTGCCGAGGGAGGTGCTGAAGGAGGTGCAGGATCTGATTTAGATAGTGCATTTGCTGCTGCAATCTCCCCTTCTGATTATAATAAAGGAAACATCTGATAAATAATAAGAAACTAAAGTTATTATGACTACTACATCAAGAGAAATTATTGACGCGATTTTGAATAAAGATCATGTCAATGCGAACGAAAAAATTTATGATGAACTTTACGGAAAAAGTTCGGAAGAACTTAAAGTACGTAAAGTAGAAATTGCAAAACATTTCTTTGATCCCGAGAGCCAAAGTGATGAATCACCCGAAGAAACTGAAGCTTCTGCAGAAGTTGAACAGGGTGAAGAGCAATCAGAGAAAACACCAGAGGAGACACCAGAGCAATGAAACTTATCTCAGAAGAAATTGTAGACATTAATTTTATCACCGAAGATTCCGAAAGCGGAAAGAAGACTCACTTTATTGAAGGTGTGTTTCTTCAATCCGATATTAGGAATCGCAACGGAAGGATGTATCCATACGATACATTGAATCGTGAAGTTGGTAAGTATAACGAAAACTATATTCAAAGAGGTAGGGCTCTAGGTGAACTCGGTCACCCTGATGGTCCAACCATCAATCTTGACCGTGTTTCTCATAAAATTGTTTCGCTAAAATCTGAAGGTAAAAACTTCATTGGTAAGGCGAAAATTCTTGAAACACCAATGGGTAGAATCGCAAAGAATCTACTCGATGAGGGTGTAAAACTCGGAGTATCTTCAAGAGGACTGGGTTCAATTGAAAGAAAAGGCGACATGAATGTTGTCAAAGACGATTTTATGCTTTCGACTGCTGCAGATATTGTGGCAGATCCTTCTGCTCCCGACGCTTTTGTTGAAGGAATTATGGAGGGTGTGGAGTGGATTTGGTCTAACGGGGTGTGGCAGGAGTCACAACTCGCCCAGGCTAAGTCTTATATTGATAATTCTCCGCAACATGAATTAGTAGAAAGACAATTAAAAGCATTTAATAGTCTACTACGTAACATCCAACTTTAATAAATATTTGTAGAAAATACCATTTTCTTTAGAGGGAATCCCATGTCCGATAAAAATATTGAATTAGAAGAGCAGCAGGTTACTGCGAGAGCAGCTGCGGCCGCACCAATGGAAAAACTAGAAGGCGGCACACCAGGTCAATCTGGTTCCGCAGAAGATCTAGGTGGTCCATTGACAAAGCCTTCACCAGGTACGGAACCAACTCCAGGTAAAGCTGCTTCTGCTAAAGCAAAGAAAGGTTCCAGTAAAGTAAATGCTGGTGCATCCGCTCCAGAAGCAATGAAAACTCTTGCAGGTTCAACACCTGGTCAGGGTGGCGTTAAGGAAGATGCAGAAATGTCCATCGATGTATCATCGGACGTTGAAGCACTTCTCCGCGGCGAAGAGTTTTCCGAAGAATTTAAGTTTAAAGCAACAACAATTTTTGAATCTGCAGTAAAAGCAAGAGTAATTGAAGAAATTGAAAAACTTGAGAAAGTTTACGAAGAGAAACTAACCTCTCAAGTTGAAGAAGTCAAGGAATCATTAGAAGTCAAAGTTGATGCCCATCTCGACTACGTGTCAGAGAAATGGGTAGTCGAGAATCAACTCGCTATCGACTCTGGCCTACGTAGTGAGTTGGCAGAAGAGTTCATCCTTGGTCTCAAGGGTCTCTTCGAGCAACATTATGTTGAAATTCCTGAAGATAAGTATGATGTTCTCGGCGAAATGGCTGAGAAGTTAAATCAAATGGAGGAGAAACTCAACGAGCAAATCGAAACAAACGTTGGGCTAAATCAGACAGTCGGAACCTATATTAGAAATGGAATCATTGCAGAAATTTCCGAAGGTCTTGCTCAGACACAAAAAGAAAAGCTTGCCTCTCTCGCAGAAGGTGTTGAGTTCGTTAGTGAAGAATCTTATCGTGAAAAGATCGAAACGATCAAAGAGAATTACTTCCCTAAGACACAAGCATCTTCTTCAGAAGATCTTGTAGAGAAGACACAAGTCATCTCTGAGTCTACTTCATCATCTATGGCTGCATACGCAGCTGCAATTGAAAGATGGTCTAAGTGACATCTTCTATAAATATTAACAGATTCCTAACATTAACAAACAACTAGGAGAATCATTCCAATGTATAAATCAGAATCCCTTCAAGAGAAGTGGGCTCCCGTACTTGAGTCTTCCGCTCTAGAATCAATCAAAGATCCCCATCGTCGTGCTGTAACAGCTGTTCTTCTTGAGAACCAAGAGAAGTTCCTCCGCGAAGAGCGTGGTTATCTTGCAGAAGCACCTACTGCTGCTGGTGACGGCGGTTTCACTGGTAGTTCAACTGCAGGTGGTCCTGTTGCAGGTTTCGACCCTGTTCTAATTTCACTCATCCGTCGTTCTATGCCTAAGTTGATGGCATATGACATCTGCGGTGTTCAACCAATGACTGGTCCTACTGGACTTATCTTCGCAATGCGTGCTCTAAGAGGAGATCAGTCTGGTACTGAGACCTTCTTCAACGAAGTTGCTTCTGGTTACTCTGCTGGTGACGGCGCCTATTCTGCTGCAACTGGTGAAGCTGCAACCAACCCTTCAGTTCTTAACGCATCACCTGCAGGTGACTACGCTACTGTTGGTGGCATGGGAACCGCTGCTCAGGAAGCACTCGGTACTTCTGGTAACGAGTTCCGCGAGATGTCCTTCAACATCGAGAAAGTTGCTGTTGAAGCAAAAGGTCGCGCTCTAAAAGCTGAGTACACCTTAGAACTCGCACAAGACCTTAAGGCGATCCATGGTCTTGACGCTGAAGCAGAACTCGCAAACATCCTTTCTGCAGAAGTTCTTGCTGAAATCAACCGCGAAGTTGTACGTACTATCTACGTAACCGCTAAGCCTGGTGCTCAGAACAATGTTGCTAACGCAGGTACTTTCGACCTAGACGTTGACTCCAACGGTCGCTGGATGGCTGAGAAGTTCAAGGGTCTTATCTATCAGATCGAAAGAGATGCTAACGCAATCGGTCATGAGACTCGTCGCGGGAAGGGCAACTTCATCGTCTGTTCTGCAGACGTTGCAAGTGCTCTAGGTATGGCTGGTGTACTTGAGCACACTCCTGCTCTCGGTGG